TCCAGCCTTTCCAGGGGATCCCGCGTAAGTACGTGGCAATGAATGATAATCGTCTTTGCTCTTGCATCCTCAGCCACATAATCCCTTCTTTCCGCAACGGTACCCGTAGTGATGACGATTGCTGGGAGATTAGCCGCAAAAGGGCCAGCAGGACGGCCGGGATCAAATACTTTCTTTACTCCCGCTGGGGGGTTGGCGGTCAATAGCTCGTATACTGCCTGCATTACGGAGAGTGGCGTCATATCCTATTCACCACCCCGTCAATCATATAATCAAGCTCGCGCAGAATTTCTTCAATCGACGGCTCGACGAAATACCCATCTTCCCGGCGGGGCTTGCCGGGAATGAAGGCAAATGGTCCATCGGGGAATTTATACCAGTGCTCTTTAAACCCATAATTTTGCAAGCGCGCGACGAACCAATCGGAATAAATCCAGCCCTCAACAATTCCCGGGAGAACTTTCAGTTCGCCCCCGAAACTATCCGCCACCTTTCCAGTCTTGCGCGGCGCATTGGATCGCACTTTGTTGAGCGATAAATCAACAATTTTTGCCATAGCCTCCGCCCATTCGCGTTCCCAATTTGGGAGCATTTCAGTAATCTTACGGATATCTGCCGGGTCAATCTCGAACCTATACATGTACGATATTCCTCCGCAGTATTCGTAATATGTAATCGATTTCGTTATTGCCGGTCGGGTTGGCAAAATTTACTGGTTGGTAAGAATAGGAAACCCCCTCCATCGAAATACTGCGGATGGATGGCCCCAGAGGTTCATCACGCGGGACGAGGTAAAGCTTGCAAAGCATAAGCGTTACACGTTTGAGTAGATTTGCCCTGTGTTGATTTAATCTCGTCCAGCATTTAGCTGTTATACGCCAATTCTGATTACCCTCGGTTGTTGGTTGCTCTAATTCGAGATATTCCCCGGCTGCTTTGACCCAATAATTGCCAATGTATTCCTGCCATTCCTGGCCATCGTAATACTCGATTTTGGTAATGGATTGGAACGGACCATCGGGGGGAGCGAATATTACGGTCGTACCGTCGCCGTCATACAGGTAGGTCGAGTCACTATCTGGCTCGGAAAAAGTCGTTGCGCAATAGTCGTCGATGAAACCTTGCGCGTAGGAGAGCGCTTCCAACACCACGGAATCCGGACATTCATTTTCCGATAATCCACAGAAACTGCGGACTTCATCCGGCGTCGCATACACCGTTTATTCCCTCCTCCCCTTCTTGGCGGCAGGATGAACCGCGGCATTTTTTGATCTCTTCCTCGCATCCTCCACAGCTCGTACGGCATGGCCAGCGGAGATAAGGTCTACCGCCAACTCTTTAGGCAAATCCACTATCTGGCCAGGCTGGAAGGAAAAGCCAATACCGACCACTGAATTAACGATTTTTACCTTCACTATCAGTCCTCCTTGTGGGATGGGGAAGGGGAGGCCCGAAGGCCTCCCCTATATCCCAATTAGGACGTCTTCATCTGCAGCAACTGCACGGCCTCAGCGAGCAGGAGCAGTCCGTCGTGCCGGATATTTACGCGGAAGCCTATCTGGCCACTCCCGCTGTAGAGCTCAACCAGTTTCTGGATGGTCATCCCTTGGCGCTCAGCGATCAGGTAGTTGGAAAAGTCCCCCAAGGCGATAACCTTGGCCGCAGTTGCAATCGTCGGCATGGTGCTCACGGTGTAAACGGGATATCCCAGCAAGGTTCTGGGCCGCCCCACCTGCTCCTGGAGCGACCAATAGTACTGGCCGTTGCTGTCCTTGAGTAGCGCGATCGCCAGCGCGGTCTCCTTATGCATAATGAATGCCGCGCGTGCCTGGTAGGCGTCGTGCAGTTTAAAGGGCAGGGAGCGCACCTCGTCGAAGGTAATTGCTCCAGTGGCCGCAGCGGTAACTCCTACGGTAGCATCCAGGATAAACCCGCGAGGCTTGCCGGATCCGTTGCCAGCGACAAAGGAACTGTTTTCCAGGTCGGCCAGAGCCTGCCCGAACTTGGTGCCCAGGTAGTCGATCAGATCAACCGCGCTATCGGCCAACAGCTCCTCGGACACCTTAACGATGGCCCCGGCTTTGTACGCGCGCAGCTGTTTGACCGCGAAGCTGGCATCCGTCTCCCCGTAAGCTCCTTTCTCAGCGATGTAGGCGAAACTGGGAACATTTCCCTCCACAGGAATATCGGTATCCGTAGAGAGAGTGATCACCTGGCCAAGCTGCCGCATCACACTGGATTCGCGCGCCTTCTCGATAATCCGGGCCTCGAGGTCGACAGGGACAAGATAACCACCGGCGGACGAAGAACCCTTGTAGAGGTCGCGGCTTTCCACCGCGTTTTTCCCCGCGCGCACCCAGCTCAGGAACGCTTCACGATACTCCTTGGTGCCGCGAGGATCAGTCCTTTCCTCAGGCGCGCTCGCCGGTTCCGGAACCGCGCGAGCAGGCTCCTCGAGCTCGCGCTCCATGGCCGCCAGTCTGGCCTCGCGATTGGCCAGTTCCTCGAGGTCCATGGCGCGCTTCTCCAGGCGATCGAACTCCTCCCGCTCAACGGCGTCGAGCTCGCGCCCCTCGGCCTCGGCGCGATCAAGCAACTCACGCATGCGCTTAACCGCTTTGGCCTTCTCGGTTCTATATTCGAGTTCTTTGCTCACCTTCTTCACCTCCTCATATTTGGCTTATATTCCCAGCAACTCCAGGCGCTTGCGCAGCAGCGACAGCCGCCCCTGCGGACCATCGCATCCCTGCTCCGCCGCGACCCCCTGGTCGCGGCTCCCCAAGCAATCCTGGAGCGTGCGGATAACACCAGCGATTACATCGCGATCTATTGAAGTTGCTTGGCCAGATCTTGCTCTTCTGACGGCAATCCCCAGCGCGTTTACGTCCACCCCAACAGAACGCAATAGCGATCGCAAAGATATGGTCGTGCTCGGATATGCGGGCATGGTGACCGGTCCAAGTTCATAGAGTTCCAGTTCATGAATTTCGCGCTTTGCCGAAGAATTTCCTTTTGCGGGGCTCCACTCATCGCGAAGTACAGTGAATCTGAAGGAGCTACCTTTTACGTCTCCACGCTCAATTAGCGTTACGAGATCGCGCGCATAGGAAACATCTGGTAAATCACATTCGTAATCAAGGCCCCGCTTACCTTCGGAGAGCCGAAGCGTCCCATTGGACAGCCTCCCCAGAACAAGGTGGTCTTCGTGGTCGCGGCAACAGACCACATCATATCCTTCATATTTGACCGCGCCGGGAAGGACGCGCTCCACGAAGCCCCCCAGGTCTTCGCTCCAGGAATTGTATGGGATGCCGGGATTACCGATGAGGATACCGGGCCCCCCGCCCTCTCTCCGCAGAATTCGAAGCTCGGAACTCGGCAGGCTCCGCACCTCGTAATCGCCGAACATCTCCCCGAGGTCGTCCACCGGCAGGGAACGCAGGGGGGCGGGCTCCAATTCGGCGTCCCGGAGATGGGCCGCCAGATGTTTCCACACGCCTTCCCTATCGGCTTCGGGGATGTCGGCACCGCCGCGGGCACCGTTGAGGACACCGATGCCAGTTTGGCAAGCCTTAATATTGGCAGCCCCCACCTCGCCGTCAGCGGAAACGTTGTGGTGGATGAATTTGTAGGCGGCTTTGGTGTCGGGGTCCTTTTCGGGGTCGACCCAAGCATACGCCTGCCGGTAGTATTCGGCATCCCCGTCGTTACGGAGATTCGCTTCGTTTCTTGGCCCGTCCCACGGTGCGTCGGATACCGCAGTGTGATGCACGGGCAGCGCTTTCCTCTCATCCATCTCTCTTCCCGCCTCCTTCCAAAGGTTCACGCATACGGCGAACCGCTGCGTCTCATCCTCGAACTCGGAGACCATGACTTCGTCTCCCATGCACCTATTAAGGAAATCCTTTTGGGATTCTCCGGTTTTTGGCGATGGTAGCGGCAATTAAACCACCCCCATAATCTGGCATGTACACCCCAGCGTTAATGGCGGGGTGGAAACATTCCATGATGGCTTGAATGTTTTTCTGCCCTCGAACAGGGAACGCTCGGGAAGAATTAATTCATCAGCGATGGTGACAAAAAATGATCCTCGACATTCGCCCGAAATGACGCGCTCCTCGCCGTCCATAAGCTTACAGGGAGCGAGCCCATCGAGCTCAATCCAGCGAATTTTGGGAATACCAGAGAAGAAATACTCGCCCTTGCTGGTAAGCCCTGCCACCCGCGTTATCTCCCACTTGGCTACCTGCTCCGGTCTGCGGGCGAGCCAATCTTCAAGTAATTCATCCAGCTCGTTTGGTGATTTTTGAGCGGCAGAAATCAGGGCGGCCTTTGAGGCGTCGATGTTCCAGCGAACCGTGTTTTCGATATGCTGATTAATACACTCAGTAAGTTTCGGCGTAAGACCATGCGGGGATCCTATCTCGTCGGCGGCCAAAGATTGAACCGCCTTTGCCTGCGCCATGATAGGCACGCTGAATGCGCGCAGGGCGTGTTCGTAATGCTCCACATAATACTGATCAACCCATGCCGCGAATCCCTGTGGGTCGTTTGGCAAAAATTTCAAAGCGGCCCGGCGAATATCTTGAGTTTCTCGCTTAGTTAAGCGGTAAATGCTATCCTTATAAGCATCCGCGAAAGATTCGGATATCCGCTTTTTGAGCAGCGCTCTCTGACGTATGAGGGTTTCGGGATTTGCCCTAATATTTAATGTTTTCCATTTAGATCGCCCTTCTTCTTCATTCCCTCTCTGACTTGCTGATGCCGCTTGGGCCTGAACCATGTTAACCGGCATCCAGGTAGACGCTGCAGCCCCACCCATCGGATTCATGTTTTCCTTTGCCCTGACCTCATCGGGCGTGAGAAATCCCCACTGGATACCTGTACCATATGCCCTATAACGGCTCTCGGTATCTGCCCTAAGGAGAGAATCCATCAGAAACTCAATTATGTATTCTCTTTTCTCCTCCGGTAGAAAAAGCCTTGAGCGAAGGGCCTGTTCCCACCTGACACACCACGGCTCAATACAATCGCTCATATACTCGATGCCCTGGTGCTCAATGTTCGAGTAGGTGGCTCTTTCCAAATCCTGTATTTTATGGGGCGGCACACGGAAAAGTCGGGCAATTTCCGTAACCTGGAATTTCATTAGCTCGACGAATTGGGCGTCCTCCAGGGGGACACCAAGGGTCTTCAGATCCCAGCCTTGTTGAAGAATAGCCATGCGGAATTTCTTGGAAACTCCGCCGAATTTGGAGCGAAAATCCTGTCTGATAGTTTCTTTCTGCTCATCAGTAACTCGCGCGGGAGCGAGAAGGATTAGGCCAGGTGTGGTATCATTGCTGAAATACCGCGCCCCGTATTCCTGAGCGGAGAGATACAGGGCGATACTCTCACGAGCGTAACTGATGACCGATCGTCCCCGCAGGCCATCGAAACCGAGGCCGGGAACATGCAACACGTAATCCTTAGAAAGTACCTCCTGCCCTCCAGTTGGCAAAGTAATGCGATATTGCACGTCGTACGCATGGCCGGATTGAACGCGCTCTACCTGAACCTG